TACCGCTCCTACAGTGCAACGCTGCATTTTTCTCCAGATCATTCGGCTCGGGTCAAAGAAATGGCTAAGGTGGGTAATTTTGTTTTGTTCAAGGGTCGTACTGGTGAGTCAGTTTGGACAACCATTCTGAGTTCCGAACATGATCCACTAGCGGGCACAAATACGTTTGTGGCAGAGGATGCCAGCATTGATTTAATCAATGGCACCGTTGGTACTTATGCGGCCTCACGCGCCATGACAATCGCTCAGTACATTGAACTTTTTGCTAATGATTCGGGATTTGTGATCGGCTACAACGAGATTCCGGATCTAACGCGTACTTTGAAATGGGATTCAGACGATTCATCAATTCTCACTAGAATTCTGTCAGTTGCCACGCAGTTCGGTGTAGAGCTAAGCTTCCGGTTTGAAGTCAGAGGCTTGTCCGTCATCGGAAAGTATATTGATATTAGGAAACACATCGGCGGCAACAAAGGCATTTATCTGCATGTAAACACTGATCTTAATAAGATTGTTACGACTAGTGATATTGCTGACTTGTGTACTGCCATTGCTGGTACCGGAGGTACACCAGAGGGTAGTAACGATCCTATCACACTCAAGGGCTACCGCTGGACCGATCCCAACGGCCGTTACGTATTAGGCAGTGATGGCGTATTAAGAGACCCAGTAGCGCTTAGAACTTGGAGCCGCTTGCTATCTAACACTAATACCAATCCTGTTGACGCTCATATCACTCGCAACAAAACCTATGAAGCTACTACTCAAGCAACGCTTCTACAATCGGTTCTATCTGACTTGGAGAAGTTCAATCATCCAGCAGTCAACTACGAGGTCGACATTGCCAAGCTGCCTGATACTGTCAATATAGGCGACACTGTTTATCTAGTTGATGAAGATGAACAGCTTTTTCTTTCTGCAAGAGTCCTAGAGCTTACCTATTCATACTCAACTGAATCAGGGACGGCAACGCTTGGAGATTATTTGATTCAAGCTAGTCAAGTAAGTGCCGAATATCGTGCTCTTGCTGAAACACTGGCAAAAGAGAATAAGGGACAAGATGGGAAAGACGGTATTGGCATAAAGTCGTCTATTGTGACCTATCAGGCTGGATCGTCTGGGGTGTCTGCTCCAACAGGGGCATGGTCTGATGCCGTACCGAATGTTGCAGCCAATCAATATCTGTGGTCACGAACGATCATCACCATGACTGATGGGTCAACCAGTACAACCTATAGCGTTGGCAAAATGGGAGCCAATGGCGCTGATGGCATTGGGATTAAATCATCAGCAGTCACCTACCAGATTGGCACTAACGGTACCACTGCGCCATCTGGTACGTGGAGTTCAACTATCCCGCCCGCATCACAAGGGACTTATTTGTGGTCGCGAACAGTAACGTTGTACACAGATGGGACACAGAACATGTCTTACAGCGTGGCCTATCAAGGCACCAATGGATCAAAAGGACCACAAGGCGATCAAGGTTTGCCCGGTGCCAAGGGTGCTGATGGCCGTACTGCCTATGCCCACTTTGCTTATGCGAACAGCCAAGATGGGAAGACCGATTTCTCAACTACTGACCCTAACCGCAAGTACATTGGCTTCTACAGTGACTTCACGTCTGGCGACAGCACCAATCCAAGCGATTATAGATGGTCACTGATCAAGGGTGCGGACGGCGCGGATGGTAAAGATGGGGTTCCGGGTAAAGCCGGTGCCGATGGCAAAACACCATACTTCCATATTGCATATGCTGACAGTAGTGATGGCAAAACGAACTTTTCGCTCGATACTCCCGGAGCTCGCAAGTACATCGGTAGTTATACAGACTTCACACAGGAAGATAGTACAAATCCAGCACTTTACTCTTGGCAACTAGTGCAAGGGCCACAAGGTCCGCAAGGGCCACAGGGACCTCAAGGCGTTCAAGGTGTTCCCGGAAGCAAGGATGTGCCAATGACTTATGTGCAAACGGCAGCACCTACTGGAACAATTGTAACGAATTCGTTGTGGTGGGTTGGTGCCACAATGAGCTCTGTAACTGCTTTAAAACGTTGGAATGGATCTTCATGGATTCCCGAATCAATCGCTCAGGCGGTTCTGAATATCATTGAATTAAATGCCGTGACAATTAATAGCGCAATCATCAATTCTCCAATGATAAATGTGCCCTTCACTCATGCTTCTATTGAAGGCGGCGGTGTCAAGTCAACGGGTAAATTAACTTTAAACGGAACTTCATACTCTATTGACGGAAATATTGAAGATTACAATGGTAATCCAAATGGTCAAAATTACCATACTGAGTTAAACCCTGATGGCTTACTGTCATACATTACGCAGACAGATGGTACAACGAAGATGGATATTAGCAGAGTCGCAATGGGCACTCTTGAGTTGGAACACTTAGTTAGTGGACTAGGAACTAGTGCAACCTATATCACAAGTAGCCTTAATGCAGAAAAAATCTATCAGCTGAATAACGTCTCAAACCCATTGTGGAAAGGGGTTTCGCTTCTTGGCTGGTCTGGCGATGCTCAGTCTGTAACCCCTTCAAAGAAGATTACGGATTGTCTGAATGGCTGGAAACTAGTCTGGGGTGCATATTCAAACGGATCATTTACTGGCACGGGTATCAGCGAAAGCGAGATCTCAAAAACTAGTGTGCTTCAATACCCTGGGGCTGGACGAATATTGAGCATCATGAATTATGCCAATGCCAACTGTTCGAAGTACGTTTATGCATTCACCGACCACATTGCTGGTAACACGAAGAATTCGGATGGTGCTGCTGGCCATCTAGTGTTAGTTGGCGTTTATGAATATTAGGAGTGGTAGATATGAAAGTAAGACTTGATACACAAGCAGATGGCTTCATTTATGCATGGGGGACCGACTACACAAGCGATAATGTGGTTGATATAGACGAGAATGAACTCAAAAAGATTGTCGCAGGTGCTTCTAAGCTGGTTGACGGCAAAATTGTTGTCGATCAGCAGCGAGTTACTGATCTTTATCCGGCTGATGCAATGCCAACACCGACACCTGAACAGCAGATGATCGCTGCATTGTATGCCCGCGTGACAAAGATTGAGGATGGTGGAAAAAATGAGTGACTTTGAATTTTGCAGTATGCTCCATTCTTGGGGGTGCCCGATAGAACAATATGTAGGCCAGCAAATAACTGAGGATCAATACAAGCAAATTACAGGCAATGACTATGTCGCCAGCAAAAGCTAGCGGCTATTTTTGTGGAAGGAAGTGATGACAATGCTAAATAAAATCAGAGATCACCCGACGCATACAGCACTCGCCATTGGCATAGTTGCCATTGGCTTGTTTCTAATCATCAATGACCATTATTTCATCTGGCCCCCACATTATTCTGACTGGTTAAACGATGACATTGTGGGGTTTTTGTTTGTCATTGATGGACTCGGGATTGGGGGTTGGGTGCTATGGGAAACACAGTTAGCGGTGACCAATCGTCTGTTGCTTACGACTACCAGCTTTTTAATGTCGTTCTTGACAATACTGCAATTTCTGACCTCGATCTCAACTGGAATCTACTCAAATTGGATCAGCAATGCGATCATAACAGCCTTCGTGCTGATTCTGGCACGAAGGAGTGACAGCCGTGACAGCAGCGATAACTAAAATTATTGTCGATTCTACTCCATACATTGCAACCATCGTTCCAACGCTTATTGCTTATCTGACCTACCGCGAGGGTAAACGGAAGAACAGGCATGATGAGCTTGAGGACATGAATGACAGACTACGCGCAGATAATGATCGATTGAGGCGTGAGAATGAGCGTCTCAGAAAGGAAAACAATCATGAATAATTGGACAGATCTTGTAGTATCACTTGCAGTAGCAGCAATCCCGATCATTGGGGCTTGGATCTCAAAACAATTGCTGGCTAACAAACAGGCACTCACCTTGGTAAAGGTATTAGGCCCATTGGCAAATGCTGCGGTAACAGCAGCAGAACAGC